CAAAGATTAAAAGTACCTCTTGCATATTCGCCTAAAGAAAAGTTTTTAACAAGATTAGAACAACAACCTAATTTAGATCAAAGAGAAATGGCAATGTCATTACCTCGTATGGGTTTTGAAATTGCTGGTTTGTCTTATGACTCATCTCGTAAGTTACAAAGAGTTGGTAAGTTTAAAAATGTAAATACTTCAGACGCAACTAAACAATATTATCAATACAATCCTGTACCTTACAATTTGTCATTTAACTTATATTCATTTACAGCAACTGCTGAAGATGGTCTATGTATTATAGAACAAATACTACCATACTTTCAACCAGACTATACAGTTACAGTAAATGCAATACCAAGTATGGGTATAAAAAGAGATGTACCGATAACACTAAATAGTGTTGATTATCAGGATACATATGATGGTTCATTTACACAAAGAAGAGCTGTAAACTATACATTAAACTTTACAGCAAAAACTTATCTATATGGCCCTATATATTCTAGTAACGTTATTAAAACTGCTCAAACAGATTTATATAACGACACAGGCACTAGTGCAGAAAAAGAAGAAAGAATTGTTGTAGTTCCTAATCCGACAACTGCTGACGCTGATGATGATTTTGGATTTACAACAACTATAACGAATTATTAATTATGACTATAGATGAAAAAATAAACGAAGCTCTTGGTATCTCTAACGAGAAAATAGTAACTAAAGCTGTTGTCAAAAAAGAATATACACCTCCTGTACCTAGGTTAGAAGATAAAAATAAAGAAGATATTGATAATGATTATAAGTACAGTAGAGAAAATTATTACAATCTTATAGAGCGAGGACAAGACGCAATACAAGGTATACTTGATATTGCCAACGAAAGTCAACACCCTAGAGCATACGAAGTTGCAGGTAACTTAATTAAACAAGTTGCTGATACAGTTGACAAATTACAAGACTTACAAGGCAAACTTAAAACACTTAAAGACGTACCTAATAAAACAAGTACAAATATTAAACAAGCATTATTTGTAGGTTCTTCAGCAGAATTACATAAAATGTTAAAGAATAAAAATAAAGACGTGCAAAGTGAAGAAGATAAAGATTTTAAAAAGGTAAATCCTGATGACTGAAGCATATCTAGGTAACCCTAACCTATATAAAGCAAATCTACAACAAAGTTACACCGAAGATCAAGTAAGAGAGATTGCAAAGTGCATGGATAATCCTATACACTTTATAAAAACATATACTAAAATTGTAAACATTGATGAAGGATTAGTTCCTTTTAATATGTATGGTTTTCAGGAAAAAATGGTTAAGACATTCCATGAAAATCGTTTTTCTATTTGTAAACTACCAAGACAGTCAGGTAAGTCAACAACAATTATTGCATATCTATTACATCAAGTTATATTTAACGATAATATAAATGTGGCCATACTTGCAAACAAAAGTTCTACTGCTAGAGATTTGTTAGGTAGATTACAACTTGCATATGAAAACTTACCTAAATGGTTACAACAAGGTGTATTAAACTGGAACAAAGGTTCACTTGAATTAGAAAATGGTTCAAAGATACTTGCAGCTGCAACATCAAGTTCTGCTATTCGAGGTGGTTCATTTAATATAATATTCCTCGATGAGTTTGCTTTCATACCTAACAATATATCTGAGCAATTTTTTAGTTCAGTTTATCCTACAATTTCTTCTGGTAAATCTTCTAAAGTTATGATTGTATCTACGCCACATGGAATGAATATGTTTTATAAACTATGGAATGACGCAATACATGGAAGAAATGACTATAAACCTATTGAAGTACATTGGTCTGAAGTACCAGGTAGAGATGATAAGTGGAAAGAAGAAACTATAAGAAACACTAGTGAAGCACAATTTGCTACCGAGTTTGAATGTGAGTTTGTAGGATCAGTTGATACATTAATTAATCCATCTAAATTGAGAATGTTATCACACACTACACCATTAGTTTCAAACGCAGGTTTTGATATGTATGAACGAGCAGAAAAAGGTAAAGACTATGTTATGACAGTTGACGTTGCACGTGGTACTGTAAGAGATTATTCAGCCTTTACTGTATTTGATGTATCAAAAATGCCATATAAGATGGTTGCAAAATTTAGAGATAATGAAATTAAACCTATATTGTTTCCACATACAATAGAAAAAGTAGCAAGAGAATATAATAATGCTCACGTGTGTGTTGAAGTAAATGATTTAGGTCATCAAATAGCAGACGCTTTACAGTTTGAATTAGAATACACAAATCTATTAATGTGTATGATGAAAGGTCGTGCTGGTCAAATACTAGGTGGTGGTTTTTCTAAAAGAGGAACACAGTTAGGTGTACGTATGACAAAACAAGTAAAACGTATTGGATGTTCTAACTTAAAATCTTTACTTGAAGGTGACAAAATAATAATACCTGACTTTCATACTATACAAGAATTGTCAACATTTGTAAGACGAGGTAGTGGTTGGCAAGCTGAAGAACGTTCTAA